ATTTCGATTACGCAGGGATTAGCCGCGTGGGCGACGAAGAATTTACTTTGAGGGCTGCCGGCCTTCGAGGCTCCATTACGTCTAAACGTGCACACCTAGTTATTGTAGATGACCCTATTAAGTCCAGTACCGATATTAAAAACCCTACCATTAGCGAAGAGATGAATAATAACTGGAGCTCGGTTATCGCTCCGATTATTTTTGAAGGCGGTCGCGCTATCTGCCTAGGCACTCGATTTCATCCTCTAGATATTCATAAAACGATGTTTGTTCCGGATAAAGGATGGAAGCAAGTGCAGCAGGAAGCTCTTACTTACGACAATGACGGAGAACCTATTAGCTACTGGCCTGAGCAGTGGTCCGTCGATTACTTATTAGGTCAAAAAGAGCTCGATCCGGTTGCTTTTGCTTTCCAGTACCAACAGCAACCTGTGATGACTTCTGATCTGGTCTTATCCCCAGATCTCCTTGTTAAAGGGGATGTCGTTACCGAGTTTGACAGCTTGGCAGTAGGCATCGATCTTTCAGCTAGCAAGAACGAAACCTCGGACTACACTGCTTTTGTTCTCGGGGGCAAGTTAAAAGACAAATACTATATTATTGACGCGCATCAGGTGCGTTCTATAGGCAATCTTGAGAAAATAGATCTCCTGTGCAAGATGCTTGTTGAGTGGGGGATACTCCAAGAGGACAACGATGGTAAATACTTTCCAACGTATTCAACGTGCTCTCTGGTCGTTGAGTCGGTGGCTTATCAAGCGTCGCTCGCTGCTGATTTGCGTAGAGTCATGCTCAACGAATGGGGCTTAGGGAACCTTCATATCCACGAGGTCAAAGGTTTCCGTGGCGATAAGATCGCACGATTTAGAGGCACCCTCGGTTTACTTGAAAATAAACGTGTGATCTTTAATAGATATAGAAAGTTTGATGCTTTGTTTGATCAGTTAATCAATATAGGTGCTACATCCCACGACGATTTACTAGATGCGTACACACACTTAGTCTGTTTTTTACAGCGTCGCGGCAATTTCGAAATGGAGTACTGATGGAAGACTTTACTTTTTTAATTTTTGTAGCTGCTCATGACCCTCTTTCTAGGTTTGATGAGCTCTTGAAAACCCTCCGTGGCTACGAGGGGTTACCCGGAATCAAAGATGTTTTTATTCATATAGATTCTGAGCATGAGAACGATAGAGAAGTCTTAAAAGAGTTGCTAGAGCCTAATGTTAAGTTTAATGCTTTAAATATTATTGTAGCTCCAGAGTCTTACGAAGGCTATGCACTTACATGGGCTCATAAGGGGTTGCTTTATGAAGCTGTAAGAAATAAATATTATGATTTTTATGTGTATACAGAGAACGATATGGTGTTTACTAATGAGAATTTTATTTACTGGTATCTGTTTAGAGACAAACTTAAAGCTTTAAACCTGGAACCTGGTTTTGTACGGTATGAATCGTATGGATCAAAGTTAGTCCCGTTCGATAACCATAAGATCTGGCAACTAAATAAGCTCACGCTGGACGTTTGGGGTGATCGCCCTTATCAAGTTGAGACTCATCTAACACCGCTTGGCGATTTTGTTGGTTTCGTATCTTTAGGTAACCCGTATATGGGGATGATGATCTTGGATCAAGATATGGCTGAAGAGTACGTATCGTCTCAGAGTTTTGATCCTGTAAAAAGTTTCGAACTTACCCAGTTTCGTTGCTGGCCGCTGGCTGACAGGAGTTCTATGGGACTAACGTTTGAGAAGCTTCGACCAGGACAGGAGCATCGTCGAGTCGTTCCTCTGATCCAAAAAGGTAAAAAGCTTCAGATAGCCCCCTGTGGTTTAGTTGAGCACTGCGACACTAAGTACAGCAAGGGCTTAGAGAAACAACTAGGTTCGGTTTTGGATGTTTCTGAGATGTTCGGCTATGCTTCCCGTTAACAAAGCCAAGCTTAAAAGTTTATCTGAACTTGGTTTAACTGCTTTACAAAGCATGAACGATCCTGTTAATCATCCGAATCACTACACGCACGGGACTATTGAGGCTATTGAATATATGGAATCTTGCCTGACCCCAGAAGAGTTCTGTGGAGGTTGTAAGATGAACGTCTTAAAGTATGTCTCTCGTGAGAAATTTAAGAACGGAGCGGAGGACCTTAAAAAGGCACGGTGGTATCTGGATCGCCTGATCTGCTATTTGGAAAATAAAGCAGAGGCGAGTTAAGATATACGAAACAGTCTCTTTATATGGATATCCGGGCTTTTGGCTCTGTGTATGGGCAGACTTCGATGCTGCCTTATGCCAGTGGATTTGGCTGGGCTCCAGCTACGGGTCGTAAAAACTTTCCTACATGCCGAGCTATTTTTATCGAGGCAAAGTCGTCAAGCTCCAAGGATTACCTGACTGTAGAACTGTCTGATGCTCCGGGGCAGCACGCTACCGCCATCAACTTAGACGGTAATGATCTTATTCCTATCGCTTGCACTGCTTTAATTAGCGGTTCTGTTAATGGCGTTTTTGTTCTTTACTGATGGATCCATACACTCGCGCTGCTTTTGGTTTTGCAAAAGCGTATCAAATGAATATGCGTGCTGCGGATGAGCAGCGACGCGCTAATCAGCCTTCTTCTAACGCGTTTGCCGAAGGTCTGGCGGATGAGGAAACTGACTATACGTACTCCCCTCAGCCTCAAGAGCCGGCGTCGCCTAATGAGCAGTACACCGGAATGGCGCCTGACGGTGGCACAGTGTTAGAGAAGTCCAATGGAAACTCCTTAATGCGGGCGAAACACAAAGTCGCAAAGTACCTGCAAGAACGAGATTGAGTTAATATAGTGAGACCTTTTAAAGCTCACTGTGCTCTTAGATTGCTTTACATATTTTAACGAGCGTGAACTTCTTGAGCTCCGTATTCGGACTCTTGAGGACCACGTTGACGGCTTTCTTATTACTGATGCCAACAGGACTCACGCAACTGGCGAGCTAAAGCCCTTTACCTGTTTAAAAACTATTCGAGAGCTAGGGCTTCCGGAAGAAAAAATCCAAGTTATGCACGTCGAGCTTCCTTCTATGGAGGAGGCTTCTGACCCTTGGATTCGTGAGAGGGGTCAGCGGGATGCGCTTGGTGTTGGTCTGCATCTTATGGACGATGAGGATATCTTCATTTGTTCAGACTGTGACGAGATCGCAAACCCAAGCAAACTCCCAGAAGTAATTAAAGCTGTTAAAGAGCATAAAGATAAGGTTGTTAGATTAAGCATGTCTATGCACTACGGACGCGCCGATAGGCAGCTCATCTCTCCTGAAGGTGAGTTATTCGATTGGCGTTGCGGAGTGGTAAGCACTGTGGGGCAGTTAAAGGATTATGGGACGCTATCTTCTATGCGTTCTACACAAAATAATTATTACGTTGGGGAGCGGGACGCCGGCTGGCACTTCTCTTGGATGGGTGATTCTGATAGGCGTCTTACAAAATTAAAGTCAATCGCGGAGGCTTATATTTGGGACCGGCCAGAGGTTCAGAAACTGTGTGAGGAGTTTGAGCCTGATGAAGGCAATACAGACATGCTAGGTCGTCAGGACCATTTAATTACCACGTACCCTATCGAGGATTTACCCAAGGAAGCGGTTAAACTGGAAAGAGTAAAAAAGTACCTCCTTCCCGATGGCTAAAGGTATGCCAGCTGAGCTGCTTAAAAAGTTTGCAGCAGATCGTGAAGCCAAGAAAGCTCCCAGTGGTGAGGAGGCTAAAGGCGGCGCTGATAGCATGAAGCGTGCCAAAGCTAAAGCTAAAAAGGCTAAGGAAAGCATCTTCCGTAAATGATCCTTTAAAAGGATCCCCTCACTTGTGCGTATAGATGTCCAGCTCGCTTGAAACTAGGAAAAGATTCACCGAGATCTTAGAGGCGTCACGCACTCAGGATCGGAGCAACCAGTCGTCAACGATGGTTGTTCTGAGTCACTTACAGCAGATGACCCTTCTGATGATTAAGAAGGGTCTTGCTTTTTACTGTGATCAAGACACTTTCAAGAGTCGTACGCGCTTCCTGGAAGATGTTATTGCTCTGAACAAGCTTGATATTCGCTTTCCAGCGATTATTCGAAACTTTTTAATCGACGGCTGCGGTCTGTTTTACTTTAGGCCCGACCCAAAACTTAAATATCAGATTTACTTCTTTAATAAGAATCAATATCGCGTGTATCACGATGTCAATGGTAACGTAGAAGAAGTAATTATTGTCTATAGCTATAAAGTTAAGAACGCTAACTTAGGTCTACCTAGTAATAGTTATGGTCAGAACAAGCGCTACGTGCGTTTGACGATAACTGCTGACG